TCCACCATAACTCAACGGTAATTTTGATACAATGTCAAAATTACCGTTGAGTTTTTCTATGAACCCAAACTACAACAAATACCCTTGCTACAACGGTTTTTGCCGCATCTTTCACACGATAGCCCTTTTACTTCTGCCCTGGTAGATTGATTCTGCCGGGGCATTTTTTGTTTTTGCCGGGTTGCTCGGCGAAAATGCCTGACATCAATCGTGTGAAAATTGATGCTATCGTGCGAAAATAGGGCAATCGTGTGAAAGTGGATATTATCGTGTGAAAGTAGCAACCTTAGTGAAATGTACAGTTATCAAAAAGTATCATCAAATATAAGAAAATATATGGAAATATTGCTTTTAAGGGGAAAATGTGCTACTTTATTCTTAAAATCACAGTGTGAGGTAAAAAATGACAGAGAATATTCCAGATAACTATATTAGCATTGACGAAGCCGCTGAATATTTGGGTATCAAGACAGTGACATTAAGAAACTGGCTGAAAAAAGAGAATGGTATCCCCGCCCACAAAATTGGTAAGCTGTGGAAGTTCAAACGATCAGAACTTGATACATGGGTTCAGAGCGGAAAGTCTGAATTGTAATTGATATGCGGTCAGAGAGGAGGTGTTCTTCAGTGCCAACCGGACGTTCATTCGCTGAATATGTCAAGGGAAAATGCTATGACGGCCTGTATGACGCAGCCGCAAAGTTTGCTGCGGATAACTACCGTTTACTTGAACTGCGTTTAAGGAAGGTCCGCTCCATCGAAAGCGTGGAACTCCTGGACGCAGATATCAAGCGCGTCTATGTGCGTGACCTTCCGGGAATGCGGGTAGCTTTTGAGGTCGGTCTGGAACTTGACGTTGAGGTCAAGGACTCCAACTATAAAAATGACGAGGGAGACGAGTGTTTCCCTTGGATTCGTATTTCTTGCAAAGGTGATCTTTCTTGCGGACTGGATGATTGGCAGATAAGCACTATCGAGCCGTACAATCCAACCGGAGCCCCTATGAACTCTCTTTCTGATGCTCTTGTTCCGTATATGCCGTATGAGCATTTAGAGGACGAAGCTACAAAGTTCCTAAAGGAATACTACCCGGAGGCTTTAGCAATGCCCCGCCGTGGTGAGACTCCTGTAACCGTGGAACCGGAGAAGCTTGCAGAACGGCTCGGACTTACGGTTCAGCTTCAACGCATCCGTGAGGATGCCTCTGTATTTGGACAACTTTACTTTGTCGATACAGATGCGGAATTGTATGATGCCAAGGCAGAAGAAACGAAGGTGATGCACATAAGCGGCAAGACCATCCTTGTCGATCCGCAGATGTTCCTCCTTCGCAACCTCGGTTCCGTAAACAACACCATCATCCATGAGTGCGTCCATTGGGTAAAGCACCGTAAGGTATTTGAACTGGAAAAACTGTATAATGCCAATGCCGCAAGTATCAGCTGCGAGGTTGTCGGCGGTGCCGCCGCTTCTGTAGCGAAACAAGCTACGGAGTTAATGGAACGCCAAGCTAATCAGCTTACTCCTCGAATTCAAATGCCCGCCGGCCCTTTCAAGGCCAAGGCAGCCGAATATATCGCTACGTTTATGCACCAAGCGAACACGGTGCATACCGCTGACGTCATGGAGCAAGTTATCACTGCCCTACAGAGAGATTTTGGTGTTTCAAAGCAGGCAGCGAAGATTCGACTGGTTGAGGTCGGCTTTGACGAGGCCATCGGTACATACACCTTTCTTGACGGCCACTATGTAAAGCCTCATGCTTTTAGAAAAGGCTCCATCCAAGTCAATCAGACTTTTTCCATCTCTGCCCAGGATGCGGCCATCGAGAGATTTACTAATCCAGATCTTCGTAAAATAACAGACAGCGGTGATTACCTCTTCATAGATAACCACTTTGTCTACAACGCGCCTCTGTATGTTGAGCGAGATGAAAACGGCAAGCTCGACTTGACCGGATACGCTCGTTCCCACATGGACGAGTGCTGTCTTGTTTTTGATCTGCATATCACAAGCAAGGTTTCTTCCGATTACCATACGGCTTGTTTCCTGAACCGCGAATCAAGCGATATCACCTTTGAACTCAAATTCCATAATAAGTACGAATACTTCACGCAGGAAAAGCAAGCGGAGTATCGACAGAAGCAACAGGAAGAAGCCATAGCTATTCGCAAGCAGATGACCGATGACCCGGAGCAGTGTATGGAACTGCTTCTCGGCTGGCGCGGTATGAACTATACCGATCTTGGCAACGTTATCGGAATGGCACCGAGAACGATAAGCAGAACGGTGCAAGGAAAAACCAAGCCAAAAGTCGAGACTGCGGCACTGATCTGTTTTGGCATGAATCTGCCTCCGGTCATAAGCGAAAAGCTGATGGAAGTTCTCGGCTGTAAGCTTAGTCCGATAAATCCCACTCATCAGTGGATAAACGAGGCACTTCATGTTAAATACCCCGAACCGGTTTATGCTGTTGCAGAATACCTGGCGCCTTATGGTGTTGATTTGGGAGTCGATGATGAATAAATAAAAAAATATCAGCAAAAAACGGACATGGCGTGTCCGCTAATACAGACTTATCCAACGAACTTCTGAACGATTCTGTCTTCGACCTTGAGAAGTACATCTCCAAGGAATTTGCAAGACGTATTGGTGTCAAGGAAGAGGATGCCTTCTTCAACGGTGACGGATCCGGCAAGCCTACCGGCATCTTCCACAGCACCGGCGGCGCACAGGTCGGCGTGACTGCTGCAAGCACCTCTGCCATTACTGCGGATGAGGTCATCGACCTGTTCTACTCCCTTGCGGCTCCTTACCGCAAGAATGCTGTGTGGGTTGTAAACGATGCGACTATCAAGGCGATCCGCAAGCTGAAGGACGGAAACGGCAACTACCTCTGGCAGCCTGCTCTTACTTCCGGCACTCCCGATACTCTGCTTGGTAGACCCGTGTACACTTCTACGGCTGTTCCTACAATCACATCCGGTGCAAAGGTCATGGCATTCGGTGACTTCAGCTACTACTGGATCGCAGACCGCCAGGGCAGAATCTTCAAGAAACTGACCGAACTGTATGCGGCAACCGACCAGACCGGCTTTATCGGTACTCAGCGTGTTGACGGCAAACTGATCCTGCCCGAAGCCATCAAAGTCCTTCAGATGAAGGCGTAAGGAGGCGCACTATGTATAACACAAAGAACTATACCGAACAGGGCGGCGCGGTCACCCATATCGGCGGCAAGCTTGTAATTGACGAAGGAGGCTCCGTTGAGGGGCTTCCTATCGCCGCAAACCAGGTAGACAGCACCGCTTCTACCGTTGCCAATCTCAAGGACGATTTCAATGCTCTGCTTGCCAAGCTTAAGACCGCGGGTCTTATGGAAGCAGACGAAGAACCTGTATAAAGGAGGCGGCAGCGATGGCGGTAAACCTTTTAGATAAGGTCAAACAGAATCTCATTCTCTCCCACACGGCAGACGATGCGCTTCTTACAAGCTACATCGCTGCCGCTGTTTCTTATGCGGAAAGCTATCAGCATATCGAAGCCGGATACTACGAAGAAAACACAATGCCGCCCACAACGGAGCAGGCTGTCATTATGCTTGCTTCTCATTTTTATGAATCCCGTGACGGCTCAACGGGCGGCTTCTTTTCGGATAATGTCCAGGCAGGGCAACAGGTATGGAATACGGTGAATCTCCTGCTTCGGCTTGACCGGGATTGGAAGGTGTGATCATGAGTTACGGCAAGATGAATGATTTTGCGGATATCAAAGCAATGCAGACGGTAAAGGACAGCGAGGGTTTTGCGACCGAAACGGAAGTGACCCTCGCTTCCATTCGCTGCTACAGAGAAGGTCGGCACGGCTCGGAGCGGTGGGCAAACCTCGCTGCGTTTTCCGAAGCAACCGACCTTTTCCGTTTCCGCAGGATTCCGGGTCTTACGATCACAACTTCACACTTCCTTACCTGCGGCGGTGAACGGTTTGACATTACCTCTGTTGAGGATGTCAAAGGCAGAGGAATGTATATCGAAGTCCTCGCAAAAAAGGTGGTGCAAAGCCGTGGCAAAAGTTGATATGAGCATTTTCAGCTACAAAAACGGGATAGCGGTGTGGCATGATGTAACTTTGAAAATGACCGCCCAGGAGGTGTCCTAATGAATGCATATTCAGATGCCCGCTGGGTGGGACTCAAATTTACCTTTGAGTTCGTGGATCAGGAGGCACGTGAAGATGCGATGCCTTCTGCATCCTCCGGGGATGAAGCGTCACAGCTTTCCCAGGTCATTGATGATAACCGCTCTCTTGATACGGCATTTTGCGGATTGGAACAGAACCGCTGGGGACTTGGTCAGCGGTTTTCTCCGTTGCCGGATGATATTACAACCGTACAGACCGGATGGATTTATAGTGTGATGTCCCGCTCGGACGGCACATTTGCATCCAACCCATACCTCGAATTTAATTTCTCCGAAACGCATTCAAGTATCGGCTTTACGCTTCGCTTTGAAGAAAGCACAGGAGCCCATGCAACAAGATTCCTGGTTCGCACATTTGACAGAAACGGCAATGTGATCTCCTCCAAGCAAGTGGAAAACCACAGCGCGATAGCGGCGGTCAGTCTGTTAAGCCCCGACTATGTAAGAGTGCGTTTTGACTTTCAAGAGATTTCCCGTCCATATGCCAAGCTTCGCATCGGAGAAGTCCTCTTCGGTATTGTTGAGTCCTTTGACCCCAATACGATATCCGAGACTTCGCTTGAATATGAAATCGATCCCATTGCAGAATCGCTTCCTTCAAGGGAGTGCGTTGTTCGTATCGATAACAGTGACCAGAGGTTCAATCTTATCAATCCCCAGGGTGTGTACGCATACCTTCAGCAGCCGCAGTCCTTCCATGTTCAGATGGGCATCGGTGAAACAAAAGCCGGAATCGATTATGTATCGATGGGCGAATTTTACTTTGCCACAGCATCTGCCGAAGACAGCAGCTTAACGGCAGAGATCACGGCATATGACTGGTTCTACTGGCTTGAAAAAGGAACATACAAGAATACATCATCCGGCGAGTGGACTTTGGGAGAAGCTGTAGCCGCGATTCTCGAAAATGCAGAGATTGAGTGCGAAGTTGTAATGTCAGAAGAAGCAGCGGAAACACCGCTTCTTAAGATCACCGATGATGTGACGAACCGTGAGGCACTTCGCCTTGCCGTGCAGGCGGCTTGCTGCACGGCATTCTTCGATAGAGCCGGACGGCTCGTCATTCTTGACCTTACGCAGACTTCTCCCGTGGATGAATTAAACAGCGACAATATGACGGGACCTCCGAAGGTAACGATTGAAAGTGCCGTAAACACGGTTCAGCTTTCCGTTCATAATGCCGCACAAGGAACTGAAACGGTCTATACCGCTTCCTACATTGTCCGAAACGAAATGCGGCAGGTCAAAACAGTTCAGAACAATATGGTCCACCCCGACATGGGACAGACCGTTGCCGATTGGATTCTTGCCTGGTGCCAAGGAAGAATCACCTATGAAACCGATGAGCGAGGAAACCCGGAAACGGAACTGACGGAAACAGTCAAGGTTTGCGATTATTTCGGAGTAAACAGAAATGCCATCGTCACCAAGCAGGTATACAAGTATGACGGCGGTCTTTCGGCAGAAAGCGAGGCGATTGCACGTGGCACTACCTAATCTCATATTTGACAGAACGCAGGAAGATGCGGATCGCTGGCTCTACCTTTCGCAGAAACTCGATACGCTCGGCTTCGGTGGACTCACAGCCCAGGAGCAGGCAGAGTGGTTGACGGATATTAAAGGCGGATATAACCACACGGACTTAAACCGTGTGGGAAATGCCGTGGCATATCTCGGCGGCAGATTCATTGACCTTGTTCAGCACCTTATTGATTACCGCGCCGATTACGGAGTGGCAAGCGATCCTCTTATGACGCAGCCGTACAAGTTGAAAGACGTCAATGTTCAGCCGAAGACGAACTGGCAGCGAGGAAACTATATGTATGTTTCTCAAGCCGCCCGCTACCTGGCAGACCTTACCACGCTTCGCAGTTTGCTTCCTCTGACGAGCGATTTCCCGTTGGTCCCGCCGGATATGATTGACCTCACACTTGAGGAAGCCAACGATATAGAAAAACTGCTCTCTATGCTCGATACGGAACTTTCCCGCGTCACCGATGTGCTTGAAACATACATCCGTGATACGGCAGCGGCATGGTTTTACAGCGGTGACCTTTACGGAGGTGAAATCTAATGAAAGACAGAACACCGAGGTATCCCGGACGAGTAAAGCTTACTCCCGTTGCGGGTCAGACGAACACCTACGATATGGTTCGTGCCGATTCGCCAGTTGAACCGGGAACCCCTATAAACAAGCAGACGCTTCTTACCGATGAGACGGCATATCTGCTTGAACTGAAAAATGAAAACCCCACACCTGATGATGCTTTTTCTCACATAGCAAAGAACTTTGTCGGTGACGGTGGGATGAACATCAACTTGTTGGAGGAGATGATAAATATGAAATACTGCAAGATTCTCGAAGCAGAAAGTGCATCGGTCAATCTGTGGCTTGCCGAAGGTGCAGCAAAATGTGTTTGCGAATCCTACAACGGAACTTATCGTTATTTTGCGAGGATAGTAGCCGAAACCGGCGTCTTTGAAGTAAGACGCGTTACCAAGTCCACGGGAGCAATCAGCGACTACAGCATTGCCATGTCCGGGGTGCTTTCCTATGTGCGGAACAGCAGCAACTCAACAACTTGGACAGCAAGGATAGTTCCGGTTGTGGTCAGACATTCCGATCACATGATTTTCATGTACATAGCCGGTTATAACTACAGCAACTCATATAAAGGTCTTGTTGGAACAATCTGCTTTGACACCCGCGGGAATAGGCTCGTTTCCATAGGTCAGACCTCAACAACAAGTTCCAATTTCCCCGGCACGGGTGTCGGCAGTTATAACTATTTGAACACAAGCGGCTATCAAGGCTCTATGCTTGCAAATGCCGTCCGTACTGACTCCGGCTATATTCGTTTTTGGCCGGGGTATGGTGGAAGTAGCTGTGGCTATATCTACAGTATGCAGGAAGGCGGCACTTCTTTCACAAGCTACAGCAGCTATCTTCCGAGTTCTCCATCTGAGTATTCTGCCTATCCATGCTATATTGCTCTTTATAAAAACGACTACGCACATTCGACCGGTTATAACTATCAGTACCACTTGCTTTTTAGCGGAACATCCGCAACGCTCCAGAGTTCTGCATCTATCAGTAGCATGACGTATTACAGTTCAATGGGTTCACTATACTGTTCCAATGCAAATGGCGGATATCTTCGGAGTCTCACTTTTTCTTCAAACGGCTTAACTTCGTATTTCAGATATCAGTATAGCCGTTCACCGTATACGGTATATCAGTGGACAAACACGTCAACCGTGGCGGCTCCGACTCAGTCTACGGTTGATTCAAACCCGGAAAACAAGGAACAGCCGTGGTGCCTCACAAAGGGCGAAAGTATGAGAATTATTGCAACGGGTTCCACAATGCTTACCGACTATCAGAATCGCAAGTACGTTCAGAGTTTCCCGTTTGCCGCAAAAGCCGCAGCGAATGCGTATGCCGGATATGTCAGCATTGGCACCAACGACACTCCTCCTGCATATAACAAATTCCCTTGCAGTGCAGGCTTTATTCTTAACTCTTCTGCTGACGGAATTATCGTGTGGAATGAGTATGGTCAAGTTTGGGATTTGAAATTCTTTACTCAGAGTCAAATTCCGTATAAGACCTGGACTTGCCCGGAAGACGGCACATATAAAATCCTGCTTGTCGGTGGTGGAGCTGCCGGAGGTGACTCTTATGGCGGCGGTGCGGGATATCTGCACATTGCTACCGTAAAACTTCTGGAGGATGATACGGTTCAGTACTTTGTGGGCAAAGGCGGAGTATACAATGCCACGATACCCAACAGTGCCGGAGCGACTTACTTCGGGGATCTTATCGCCATGCCCGGTAACGGTAATAAAGGCGGTGCTGACGGTGCGTCCACTCCGAGCGGCGGTGGTGGCGGCGGATATAACCTCGTCATCTACGGTGGTCAAGGACAGAACTATAACTCTGCGACACAGACTTTTTCCGTTTCCTCGTCTTCCTCTACCATCACAACGAATGGTGTAGTTTCTTCAAAAGACAGAAACGGCGGTCAGTCCGCAAACTCCGGTGCCTGCACAGCCGGTGACGGCTACGGCGCAGGAGGTGGTTACAGGCAGGATGGCAAAGACGGTGTAATCGTCATCATCAGATAAGGAGGAATGCAGAATGAAACTGAACGATATTACTTGCCTCAATTATGAAGTCGGATCGGAGAAAGCCGTGGTCACCCTGGCTTCTACCGATCTTGATGAAATCAAGGCACTTATGCAAGCAAATGAACTGATGCTTTATGACGGCATCGGCAATCCGCTCTATGAACTCTGTGGCTATGATCATCTGGTCAGCATCCGCATTCTTCTCGATGAAAATGCCAGCGAGGTTGTTTTCACGAAAGCAGATGATGGCATCCGTGAGGTCAAGGAAAGACTGTGCAGCCTGGAAGAGGCAGCACCCGCCGCACAAAGCGCAGCGGACTTGTCTTCTCTTGTTTTCGTATGCCTTGCCCAGAGTGAAAGCATTGATGATATTACCGTTATGGAACACACCGACCTTTTCCCGGAATGGAATGAAAACTTCACCGGAAAAGCCGGAACCATCGTCCGTGTTGGTGAGATGCTGTACCGCTCTATTCACGATGTCGGCCCCGGTCAGAATACAGATCCTTCGGAGACTCCGTCAATGTGGACACCGCTTGGCATCGTGGGAGAAGAATACCCGGAATGGAGTCAACCGCTCGGTGTTCACGATGCCTATAACGAAGGTGATAAAGTGAGCCACGGCGGTAAGCATTACATCTCAACTGCAAACGATAATGTATGGGAGCCCGGTGTTTATGGCTGGGCAGAACAGGAGGAATAACATGAAAGAATTCTGGGCATCTATCCAGGTCATCTTCGCCGGAGTCGGCGGATGGCTTGGATGGTTTTTAGGTGGCTGTGACGGTCTTCTTTATGCGCTCATCGCATTCGTGGTAATCGACTATATCACCGGAGTGATGTGTGCTATTGCAGATAAGAAGCTGTCCTCGGCTACTGGTTTTAAGGGCATCTGCAGGAAGGTACTCATCTTCCTTCTTGTCGGCATTGCTCATATCCTTGATGTGAATATTATCGGAAGCGGCTCGGTACTTCGTACTGCGGCCGTTTTCTTTTACATCTCCAACGAGGGTGTTTCCATTATGGAAAATGCCGCTCACCTGGGACTGCCCGTGCCGGTCAAGCTGAAAGAGGTTCTTGAGCAGCTTCATGACAGAGCCGAAAAGGACGGTGATGGCAAGTGAAACTCGTAGAATCAATCATGACGCAGAACCCTTGCTACACGGCGGGCAGGAAGATAACAGTCAAAGGTCTTATGCTGCACTCGGTCGGATGTTCCCAGCCGAGTGCTTCTGTTTTTATCAAGAACTGGAATAAGCCGACTTACACCAAAGCCTGCGTTCACGGTTTCATAGATGCAAATGACGGCACCGTGTATCAGACGCTTCCGTGGGATCACCGTGGATGGCACGGCGGCGGTAGTTCCAACAACACGCATATCGGTGTTGAAATGTGTGAGCCGTCCTGTATCAAATATACTTCCGGGGCAAGCTTCACTTGCAGTGACCTTGCTTCGGCAAGAGCGGCGGCAAAGCGTACATACGATGCTGCCGTAGAACTCTTCGCCATGCTCTGCGAGAAGTTCAGCCTTGATCCGCTGAAGGATATCTGCTCTCACAAGGAAGGTTGTGCGAAAGGCATCGCTTCCAATCATGGTGACCCGGAGCATCTCTGGACGCAGCTTGGCACGGACTACACGATGGACACCTTCAGAAAGGCGGTAAAAGCAAAGATGGATGAAAAGAAACTCGACAACACCCCGGCTACTTGGTCGAAGGACGCTGTTTCCTGGGCAGTCGATAATAAGCTGATGGAAGGCGGCACAAACGGCGATTTGATGCTCAAAAGTCCCATTACCCGTGAGCAGTTCTGCGTGATGCTGAAACGATACCACGATAAGTTCATAAAGTAAATAAACCATGGTTTATGTTTTTGATAGAATCATAAACCAACGGTTATATTGTGATGCCCTCTACGGATTTTTCCCGTGGAGGGCATTATTTTTTTACCTTGAATTGTGAAGCCTATTTTTCGGGTTTGACTTGATATATCTTAAGGACAGAGGTAGTATGTCCCACTACGAGGAGGCGATGGCATGGCAAGAGCCGTAAGAAATAGTAAATTCGCGCTACGGTTGTATAGGAACGTATGGAAGATACGTCTCTCTTTCACAGGTAAAATATCGGGGTCTGGGCATAATAGCTCAGGCCCCATTTTTTTATGCTACGAAGGAAAGCTCGCGTCGCCTTGCCTGATCCCAATAAAATAGTACTATCACATTCAAACGAGGAGGACTTACCATGAACATCATCACCGAAAACACCATTCGAGATTTTAAGGCACATCTTATCGAGGACGAAAAAAGTGCCGCAACAGCAGAAAAATATCTGCATATTGCAAACCACTTCAAAGCCTTTGTGGGAGAGCAACCTGTCAGCAAAGAACTCACTGTTTTATACAAGCAGAAGCTCACAAAAGAGTTCTCCGCCCGGACGGTCAACGTGTATATTGCTGGGCTGAACCGTCTGCTCCGATTTATAGGGCTTGAGGACTGCACGGTCAAGAGCCTGAAAATTCAGCGGCAGGTCTATCTGGCAGAGGAAAAGGAACTGACGAAATCCGAGTATATGCGTCTGCTTGGCAGTGCCTCACCGAAGCTGCGCCTCATCATGGAGACCATCTGCGGCACCGGCATTCGCGTGTCCGAGCTGCAGTACTTCACAAAGGAGGGCGTGGAGGCCGGCACGATCCACATCCGTCTCAAGGGCAAGTGCCGTGACATCATTATCAATCAGAAGCTACGGAAAAAGCTGCTTGACTACTGCAGGCAGAACAAAATCGAAACCGGAGTCATATTCCTCTGCAAGAATGGCTCACCGATGAACCGCAGTATGATCTGGGCGCAGATGAAAAAGCTCTGCAAGGCCGCCGGGGTGCTGGCAAGCAAGGTGTTCCCCCACAATCTACGAAAGCTCTTTGCCCGCTGCTTTTACGCCATCGAACGGGATATTGCAAAGCTCTCCGACATTCTCGGTCACAGCAGCATTGAGACGACACGGATTTATATCATGACCACTGCCGCAGCGCATCGCAAACAGATGGAGCGATTGGGCCTGATCTCATAAAAAAACACGGAATGGTAATTCCGTGTCAGCAGGACTCCGTAAAGATCACGGAATGGTAATTCCGTAAGCTCCATTTGAATAGAAGGTGCTGAGAAATGCGGCTTGGATCACTCCAAAGCCGTTTTTTTACACGAAAAATACACCCTTGGTCCCGATTCTTGAGACGGTTCGACCGAGGGCGTAATTTGTCATGCCCAAAAGCCCGAAAACAGGCCGTTGGGTCTTGACAATAGGCGATTCAGACAGTAAAATACCAGTGTATAAGATTATATTTAAGAATATGTATGGAACATCTGACACGGAATTACCATTCCGTTTTTGTCGGAAGTAAAGTTTGGCGCCGGATGGCTGCCATTTTTATTTCAATCTCGTTGGGCAAATGAGCAGGCGTAGGAGGTGATGTTTTGAATCAATCGAGAGAACAGCTACTGGATGCCGTAAAAAAGGCGGTGGCACGATATGGAATTTCAGGAATGACCACGCGCAAGCTGGCTGAGACCGCAGAGATCAACGACGGGCTGATCTACCATTATTTTGATGATAAGGAAAGCATCTTCAAGGAAGCCAATGAACGGGAGAGCAATGCGATCTTCCTCCCTATGCTGGAATATATCCGGGAGCTGCGGGATGTTTCAATCCCCTTCCGGGACAAGGCACGGCTGTATTTTCACCGGACGTGGCGGGAGTTGCTGTCAGACGCGGATCGGATGCTCTTTGTTGATAGGTACTATCACTCGGCGAAGTTTTCGCAGTCGCGGGAGCATCACGAGAAGCAGGTGGAGTTGCTGCTTGATGAGTTGGAAGAACACTTTGAAAGCCGCGAGGTCTGCATTCAAATGATGTACGCCCTGATGACGCACCTATATGATTCCGCAGTCCGGGTGGTCGAGGGACAAATGTATGATACCCCGGAAACGGAGGAATTGTCGTTCTCCATATTTTGGGGACTGCTTTCCTCGCAGATTAAAAATTACAAATAATTAGATTGAATCTTCTTATTCGCTTTTAGGAATGATTCAAAGAAAAGTTGAGAAAAATGGAAAAGCAAACGATAAAAAAACAGGCCAATGTGTCAGACAGTTTTATGCCGTTGTCCAAGCAAAAGCCATGGCGGAAGTATTTCAAAGAGGATACTGAAAGTCTGGTGCTGCCGGAGAAAACGATTTACGGAAGCCTGAAAGCAACCAGCCAAACTGTGTTGGACAAGCCTGCGCTTCACTATTACGGAGCAGAAATCACCTATCGTGAGTTCCTGGCAAAAATAGACCGATACGCAGATGCCTACACATCCATGGGGGTTCAGGCAGGCGATGTGGTTTCCTTTATCTCGGTGGCATTGCCCGAAACTGTGATTTCCCTGTACGCCTTAAATAAGATCGGGGCAATCAGCAGTTTCATAGACCCCCGTATGGATGTGGAGCGCATCCGGCACTTCGTGGAAAAGGTACACTCTGACGTTCTTGTGACATTGGAACAGGTTCTTCCCAAGGTTGAGCCGTGGCTTGCGGATTCTACATTAAAAAAGGTACTCGTTCAGTCCCCGGCAGACGATTTACCTTTGCTGAAAGCAATCGGCTACAGGTCAAGAATGCCGACAGTCTCCCTTCCCAAAGACAACCGAGTGGAATGGTTCCGGGATTTTGCCAAGTCCGGGAAAAGCGGATGTGCAAAAGAACATCCTTATATAAAGGATGAACCCTGCGCCTATACGCAAACCGGCGGGACGACCGGCGTTCCGAAATGCGTCGTGCTGACCAATGAAGGACTCAATGCTGTGGCGATGGGCTTTCAGCATTTTGGCATTGATGCACACGAAGGACAGACCTTCCTCGATATCATGCCGATCTTCTCATCCTACGGTATTGTCTGCGGCGTACATATGACGCTTTCTGAGCGCTGGAAGGTTTATCTGATTCCTGACTTTTCCCCGGACAAGTTTCCGAAACTGATCCGAAAATTCAAGCCGAATCATCTGCTTGCGGTTCCTGCATTTTACGAAAAGCTGACCCACGATCCGAAGATTCAGAAAATGAATCTGTCATTCGTAATATCCATGGGTTCGGGCGGCGATACCATTACGGCGGAGCTGGAAAAGAAGCTGAATACCTTCTTCCGGGAGCATGGCGTTCGCTACCCCATCGCGCAGGGCTACGGAATGTCGGAGGTATCCTCTGCGGCGACCTTTGGTCAGGGATTCATCAACAAACCCATGAGCGTGGGCATCCCGATGCCGATGGTGACGATTGGTATCTTCAAACAGGATACGTTTGAAGAAATGCCGCCCGGCGAGCAAGGCGAGATATGTATTTCCGGACCCAGTGTCATGAAAGAATATCTCGATGATCCTGCGGCAACGGCAGATCTCATCCGAATCCATCCTGATGGCAGCCGATGGGCGCACAGCGGCGATCTTGGCTATATGGATGAAGACGGCTTCCTCTTTGTGAACGGACGTATCAAGCAGATGATTATCCGTTTCGACGGGCACAAGCTGGCTCCAACGCAGATCGAAAATGTCATTCTGAAAAGAGATGAGGTCAACAACTGTGTGGTAGTTCCGGTAAAGGATCTGGATCACGGACAGGGCGATTATCCGATGGCTGTGGTGGAGCTGAAACCGGGATTTGAGAAGAAAGCGACCTGCCAAAGCATATTTGCGTATTGCAACGAGATCATGGAGGAACGCGGTCGTCCGTGTGCTGTCATTGCAATGGACAGCATCCCGCTGACTTCCGTCGGCAAATGTGATCGGAAGGCGGTGGAACAGATTTACAGGAATTATAATTACCGCGAAGTAACGTAACCCAAGACACGATGCGCGTGTCAAAACATATCACTTCCAAAAATGTTGGTAAAAAACAACAAAGGAGAACTACTTATGAAACACAAAAGAATTTCAAGAGCGGGAATATCGCTGTTGCTCGTGCTCTGCATGGTGCTCAGCATCTGCCCGCTCACCGCATTCGCCAAAGAAGACGAGCTGAATCTTGTCTCCCTCGGCGCATCCAACGTCAACGGCTACGGTCTGCGCGGCTATCTGAAGGCCACCGGCTATGTTGACGACAATGCCGTTATGGAAGATGCCGCACTGAACAGCGAACTGAAAAAGAACGCAAATGTGCTTGGTTACAATCAGGCTCCTGCCGGCAGCTATCCCGCACTTCTCCAGGAAGCACTCAGCAAACAGCAGGGCAACACGGTCAACCTTTCCCAGCTTGCCATTTCCTCCATGCGCGCAGAAGAGCTGCGTATCCTCTTGGATAACAATTACAACGGCGACGCTTACTCCGCTTGGAGATTCATTGGCGAAGGCAACTGGTTTGATATAGCCGACGGTACCTCCGATGGCGATTTCAGCCAGCTCCGCGAAGAGTACCAGACCGCTGTCAAGAAAGCTGACCTGATTACGGTTGATATCGGTGCCAACAACTTCGGCGTTTACCTCAGCCAGATGCTGACCAACAATTTCAAGTCTGGTAACGACCTTAATCTGGTCGATCCGCAGATCGGCAAGCTCTATAACGGCGCAAAAGCAGAGGTCAATGCTCTGCTTGCTGAATACGGCATCTCCGTTGAGGACTATGCAGAACTGGCAGATACCCTCGTTTACGCGCTTGTCGGCTTCTGCTACAACTTCGACAAATCTGTTGAGCGCATCTATGAGCTGAATCCGGATGCGACGGTCGTCGTTGTCAGCATTCAGAATCTGATGGCAGGTTTGGGCGCAAAGCTCGGTGATGTGGAAGTGCCTTTGGGCGATATCATCGGCGCGCTTATCAACACTGCAAATACTTACATTGCAATCGGCTCTCCCTATTCTTCAAAATATCTGTGCGCAGATGTTCGTCAGAATGGTCGTGTGGAGTTCTTCATCGACAAGATGGCTGCCTATAACGGCAACCCCGCAAATCTCGATGAGAACATCATCGACTGCTTCAACGTCTATGACGGCAATCCCAAAGACAGCTATGATAAGGGCTTCCATGTCAAGTATCAGGTGGCGCAGATGTTGATTACAGCTGGTGGAGATTTTTCCTTGATTGATACCCTTGATGAAGCAAAAGTTTTTCTTGAAACAGATAATGGAAAAGCTCTCCTCAATAAGGTCTATGATGCTTACGCACAGATTCTGAGCGCGGGCGCGAAGATCAATACGCTTGACCTTGCGACACTGGATCAGCTTGATAACTTCAAATCTATCCAGAGTGCCCTTGAAGCTGCGATTGGAACTGCGATTACGACAGCGGCAACATCAACAGATCCCTACACATTGCCCGCAAACTTCTTCAGTGACATCGCAAACTCTTGCGACGTGAGCGAATCCGTTGTGAAGACCGTCGCTGCTATGGCAGTTCGCACCGATATCGGCAACAGCTTCTTCAGCCATCCGACACCTGATGGACATCAGAAGGTTGCTGATGCGATTCTTGCAACGCTTGCAAACAAGACCACGGGTGAGGACATTATCAAGAACGAAATTGAAATCGCAGGCGAACAGCTTTACCGCTTTGCTTACGATCACGGTGCGGAATCACTTATCAAGGTCGTAGACTTCGTTGTGGGTGAAGGTTATATCACCGCAGAGCAGGCGGCAATGCTGAAAAATCAGATCAACCTTGCTGATCCTGCAATCAAGTCTGGCGACAAGCAGGCTATCCTCGCAAGCTGCGAAAAGCTCGCAGAGCTTGTTTACGCTTATGCCGATGCAAATGGCTATATCCCCGCCGAAGTGAAGGAAGCCTATGCTAAGGCAATTGAGCTTTACGAGAAGTACGGCGAAATGACGCCGGAAGAAATCAAGGCGCTCGCTGTGGCAGAGCTCAAGAAGTTCGTCGCCGAGCACAAGGCAGAGGCTCTGATCGCTCTGGATACCTACCTTGTCAACGAAGGCTGGATGAGCACCACCGAGATGAAGGAGCTTGCCGAGAAGATCGCCGCCGCGATTGCAGCATATGAGGCTGATCCCGAAGGCACTGCCGACAAGATGATCGAAGAGCTGGTCAACTACATTTATAATAAGGCAGTTGCAGAAGGCTACATTGATCCCACTAAGGTGGAAGAGCTGAATAAGCTTGTTGATCTGATCAAAGAGGCTTGCGATTACTTTGCAAACACATCCGAGGAACAAATCAAGGCTGATGCCATTGCCCTGCTGTTTGACGAGCTGGATAAGCTGACCGACGGCAAGGTCAATGCGGAAGTTTACGCACAGATCAAGCAGGATGTGGCTAAACTGATTGCAGCTCTGGAAGACGTCACACCGGAGACCATTCAGGCAAAGGTTGACGCTTACATCGATTCCATCAAGGCAAAATACCTTGCTCTGATCGACAATGCAACCCACGGTAAGTACGTTCCGAACAGCGAGAGCTACTATGTTGCCCTCGGCGGCGACACCGTGTATGGCACCGGTATTGGCAGGGATGATAAAGGTTACTTCGACCTCCTGCTTGCAAAGCTTGGACTTGACGGCAAGACGCAGTACAAGAACCTTGGCGAGAAGAACCTTGATCTGACAAAGCTGCTTGCCTACATCGAAAAGAATGCAGACGAGATCGAAAAGGCAGACCTTATCACCTATCAGGCAGACGCCACCGCATTTATCCTTGCGGCACTGAACGAAGAAGAACCCGATTGGAGCAGATACCTCACCGAAGAGCAGATCGCATTTGTGGAACAGGCTCTGCCGGTGATCCAGACGATTCTGGAAGACGACTGGACGAAGTATGCTGACCTCGATGTAGAGCAGATCGTCAACGACATCGAAACGGAAGTTCTCGCTGCAATCGACGCCGCCATTATGGATGCCTTCAACGATCAGGCGGACAAGCTCGACGAGCTGCTGAACATTTGTGTTGCTCAGGTTAAGTCCTATGTTGAATACATTCGGGAGCAGGCAGTTGAACTGAACCTTGAAGCAGTGTTCGGCGAAGCTGTTGATGCTGCGTTGGGAATCAACAAAATCAGCGATGCCGAAAAAGAATTCCTTGAGGAAGCGCTCAACTTCGCATTTGACTATCTTGTGGAAGATTGGGGAACCTACGTTGACAAGAGTGCGGCCTGGATTTCCAACCAAATCAAGGATGCTGTGATTGCTGAAATGTATAAGCACAGCAGCTTTGGTAAGGAGTATATTGATCAGTATGCGGATGACCTTGCTGCAATCCTGACGGCTTGCATCGAGGAAGTACAGAATGTACTGCAGACTGCACAGAACCAGAAGGATGAAGTTCTGAACGTCCTGAACACGATTGAGCCCTTCAAGCCTTACATTGAAAATCTCCTCTTTGCCTCCGTTGCCTATGCAGTGGATACCGCAAAGGCAGTGGATGCTATTCAGGCGATCAATCCGGATGCAACCCTGATCGTTGTCGGTATGTATAACCCGCTGGATGGTCTTGAGATCGTTATGAACGGCAAGACCATTGATGTAGGCGCATACATGGATTATCTGATCGATGCAACGAATGTCTACTACACCGCACTTGCTGTTGCTGACGGCGAATTCACCTTTGTGGCAGTTCCGGATACGGAGATCAACGGATTTGAGAACGCTATTAACGTGGATGAACTGAATGTTGCACAGCTTGGTACAATGCTGCTCAAGCTCAACGACAGTATGTATGCTGATGCGGCCGGTCATGAGTACATCTTTGAGCAGATCATGGGTGCGCTGGATACAACCAATGATGTGGTCAGCATCAGCGTGACAAGCGCGCCGACCAAGACGAGCTACATTGCCGGACAGAATTTCGATTCCACCGGCATGGCAATTACGGCGACCTATTATGATGGCTCTACTGCCATCGTTGAAGGTTGGTCTGTCACAGACGGCAACAATCTGCCTGCCGGTAAGACCTCCGTTACGATCAGTTACACTGAGGGCGGCGTAACAAAGACCACCTCCCAGGCGATCACCGTAGCGGCAAAGACGCTTTCCAGCATCAGTGTAAAGACTGCACCGACCAAGACGAGCTACATTGCCGGACAGAACTTTGATTCCACCGGCATGGTAATCGAAAAGAAGTACAACGACAACAGCACGGCTACGGCAATTGGCTGGACTGTCACAGACGGCAACAATCTGCCTGCCGGTAAGACCTCCGTTACGATCAGTTACACTGAGGGCGGCGTAACAAAGACCATCAAACAGGCAATAACGGTTAATTCTTCAAATCCTGGTCCCGGACCGGGTGGTGGCGGTGGCGGAGCTGCTTCCTACGCTGTCTCTGCTGCAACTGCAACTCACGGCAAGGTGACCGTGGACAAGACTTCCGCTTCTGCAGGCGACACCGTGACCATCACTGTTGTTCCTGAAAAGGGCTTCACTCTTGAAACTCTCACCGTAAAGGATGCCAAGGGCAATGAGGTTGCTCTGACCGCTGTGAAGACCGGCGAAACCTATACCTTCAAGATGCCTGCCGGTAAGGTGACCGTAAGCGCCACCTTCATGGAAGACAACACCATGCTGAACTTCTTCGTGGACGTTCCGGCAACCGAGTACTACTACGACGCAGTGCTCTGGGCGGCAAAGAACGGTATCACCCTCGGCGTGGATGATACCCACTTCGCACCGATGGCAATCGCCACTCGCGGCCAGATGGTGACCTTCCTCTGGAGAGCAGCGGGTTGTCCGGAACCGACCTCGACGACTTGCGCGTTTACCGATGTCAAAACAAGCGAGTATTACTACAAGGCAGTCCTGTGGGCTGTTGAAACTGGCATCACCAAGGGAACAAGCGATACCACGTTCTCCCCGGATGCCGAAGTTTCCCGTGGTCAGACCGTTACCTTCCTCGCCCGTATGAGTGGTGTGAAGGACGATGAAACCGGCTACAGCCACAACTTCGCAGACGTCAAGACAACGGATTACTATAACAATGCCGTTGCCTGGGCTGCAACAAACAAGATCACGGAAGGCACCAGCGCAACCACATTCTCCCCGAATGACGATTGCCTGCGCGGTCAGATTGTGACCTTCTTGTATCGCAATTTCGTGAAATAAAAAGTAAATATCTTTTGGCTCTCGCATCGTTTTGATGCGGGAGCCTTTCTTTTTTTTGAGCATTTTTTCCGAAATGCCGATCTGCTGTCCACGGGGATAGTGAGGGAAACACAAACTACCCCTCGGAAATGAGGAATCGCTATGACAGCAGAAGAACAAAAACAAATAACGAGTCTTCGTATGCAGGGTCTGTCACAAGCCAAGATTGCTTCAAAGCTGAACCTGAATGTGAATGCAGTAAAATCGTGGTGCAGAAGACACCCGATTGATGCCGAAAGCAAAAGCGTGTGCCTTTATTGCGGAAAGCCAACGCAGCAGAAACCGAATCGCAAGGAGAAGAAGTTCTGCTCGGATAAATGCAGAGCCGCATGGTGGAGCGAACACCCGGAAAAAAGAGCAATAAGAAAAGCTTATCATCACGTCTGTAAAAACTGTGGCACCGAGTTCGATAACAACCGTTTACAAAGCGTCTACTGCTCACAGTCTTGTTATGCCGATGCCAGACGCAAGGAGGCACCGCATGACAGATGAGTTGAGGTGTAAAATTGCCTCCTATAGGACAGCGATGTCTATCATCAGGGGGATGGTTTCTTCCTGCGTTCTTTCCGAGAATGAGTACGCTCAAATTGATACCATTATGACCGAAAAATACGGCTTAAACTCGTGCAGTATATTCAGAAATAATGGTGGATATGTAACGGGTTCAGAGGTAATATGTCACACTGACAAGGGGGTGAGCCAATGAAAAGAACGGTTGAAACGGTAAGCTTTCCGCTTCCGACGCAGCCCAAAATGATAAAGGTTGCTGCCTATGCGAGAGTGTCATCCGGCAAGGATGCGATGCTCCATTCACTTTCGGCACAGGTCAGCTATTACAGTGACATGATCCAAAATCATCCCGGCTGGCTTTACTGCGGTGTGTACGCGGATGAAGCCCTGACCGGCACAAAAGACAGCAGGGAGAATTTCCAAAGGCTTATATCAGATTGCAGGAGCGGCAAAGTAGACCTTGTTATCACAAAGTCCATTTCCCGCTTTGCCCGCAATACGGTCACGCTCCTTGAAACGGTGCGTGAACTGAAGAGCCTGGGCATTGACGTTTTCTTTGAAGAGCAGAATATCTATACGAGTAGCTGCGAGGGAGAGGTAATGCTGACGATTCTTGCGTCCTACGCCCAGGAAGAAAGCTTGTCTGCAAGCGAGAATCAGAAGTGGAGAATCCGAAAGTCATATGAGCAAGGTGAAGTTTTACAGTGGCGGCACCTTTTCGGTTATGACATTACAAAGGACAGCGTCACGATTAACCCCACCCAGGCTGAAATCGTAAAAGAGATTTTTGACAGAGCTATTTCCGGCGAGTCGTTTGGCAGCATCAGCCGGGACCTTAACAAGCGCGGAATCAAGACCGCTTTCGGAAACAAGTGGCATCAGTCAAGGAAAAGAGATATCCTCTCCTGCGAGAAGTACATAGGGGACGCTGTGCTTCAGAAGAAATACGTAAACAACCATATTGAAAAAAAGCTGGTCAAGAACAACGGCGAACTTCCCATGTACTATGCCGAGGGTACGCACGAACCTATCATTGATCGCGATACCTTTGAGAGGGCACAGGATATTCTCCGCTATTGGGATGAAAAAACAAAAGGTCACAGTCCGCATAAGCACTACCCGTTTTCAGGGAAAATCGTGTGCGGAAGCTGTGGCCTTTCGTATAAGCATATCACAACAAACGGAAGGCACTACTGGAACTGCCGTACCTTTCAGGAAAAAGGAAAATCGTTCTGCCATGCAAAGCAGATACCGGAGAAAATCCTTGAAACGGTCACCGCCGAGGTTCTTGGGCTTGACGCTTTTGACGGCGAAATTTTTCTTTCCGAAATCGACCATATAGAAGTGCCGGGGGCGAATCAAATCATCTATGTGTTCAAGGACGGCCGCATGGAGGAACGCACCTGGAAGGACCCGTCCAGAAGAGATAGTTGGACACCTGAAATGAAGGAAGCAGCCCGTCAGCGGGCACTTAAGCAAAGGAGATCAAAAGATGGCTTTACAAGGTAGAATCGTGCAAGTTATCCCCGCAACGGTAAATCCGCTAACAAAAGTGCCAAACATGACGATGGTAAAAAGAAGGACTGCCGGGTACGCCCGCGTTTCCACGGACAAGGATGAGCAGTTCACTTCCTATGAGGCGCAGATAGATTATTACACCCAATTTATCAAAAGCCATTCCGATTGGGAGTTTGTGGCCGTATACACGGACGAAGGTATCAGCGGCCTGAATACCAAGCGGCGCGATGGCTTCAACCAAATGATAAAAGACGCTCTGGATGGGAAAATCGACCTGATCGTCACAAAGTCGGTTTCAAGATTTGCCCGTAACACAGTAGACAGCCTGGTGACCATCAGAAAGCTGAAAGAAAAAGGCGTCGAAGTATACTTTGAAAAGGAAAACATCTACACCTTCGATGGAAAAGGCGAACTGCTGCTTACGATTATGAGCAGCCTTGCACAGGAAGAAAGCCGCAGCATCTCCGAGAATGTTACATGGGGCCAACGCAAACGCTTCTCAGATGGAAAAATCAGCCTTCCGTATAAGCAATTCCTTGGCTATGAACGTGGAGAAAGCAAAGATGATCCCCCCGTCGTGAACCCAGAGCAGGCAGCGATTGTAAGAGAAATCTACAGCGCCTTCATGCACGGAAAGACTGCTGTCGCCATAGCAAAACAGCTTACAGCAAAAGGCATCAAAACGCCTGCCGGAAAAGACAAATGGGCGGCAAGCACCATTGAAAGCATTCTTACCAATGAAAAATATCGTGGGTCCGCGCGGCTTCAAAAGCATTTTACGGTTGATTTTCTCACCAAGAAGACCAAAGCCAATGAAGGCGAAGTGCCGCAGTACTACATTGAGCATTCCCACGAGGCAATTATTGACCCGCAGGAATGGGATGCAGTGCAGGATGAGTTTCGAAGAAGAAAAGAAATCGGGAAAGCCTACAGCGGAAAAAGCGTTCTTTCCTGTAAACTCATCTGCGGCGACTGCGGGGCCTATTACGGCTCAAAAACCTGGCACTCAAACGATAAATACCGGGCTATTATCTGGCAGTGCAACAGCAAGTTCGATAAAGAAAAAGAGCGGTGCCGCACGCTGCATATCACCGAGCAGGAGATTAAGTCCCGCTTTCTAAAGGTCTATAACGGCATGATTGAAGATAAGGAATCCTACATCATTGCAGCCTCAGAAGCCTGCCGGGTGATTTGCGACACAGACGCCCTTGATTCAGAGATCAATGAGCTGCTCCGGGAGATCGAAGTGGTCACGGAAATGACAAGAAGGTGCATCTCTAAAAACGCAGAAGCCGCGCAGGATCAGGAAAGCTATACGATGCGGTATAACAGCCTTGTAGAAAGGTATGAAAAAGCAAAGGCTCGTTACGATGAACTGAATCTCATTCGGGATGAACGGCTTAGAAAAGGAAGAGCTATAAAGCACTATCTTTCGGATCTATCCGGCAGGACGGAGCTGCTCACCGAATTTGATGACTGCCTTTGGCTTACCACCGTTCAGAGCGTAGTCGTAAAAAGAGACGGAGAGCTGCTGTTTCGTTTCTTTAGCGGCATCCAGGTTGAGGGATAAACGGTTACGACGCTGAAACCTTCGGCCCGAGCGATGACGTGACCCGTGAACAGCTTGCAGCGATCCTGTACAACTACGCAAAGTACAAGGGACAGGGCTTTACCGGCTCGTGGATGTTCCGGCTCGACTTCGTTGACCGTGCAGACGAAGAGTAAGGGGGAATGCACCCAAACGGCGCAAATGAACCCAAAAACTGAACAAGTGCACCCAGTTTAATTACCGGGTGCACTTGTATCAAAATATGCGTCATTTTCCAA